ATTGGCGCCTCGGCGCCGGTTTCGATGGGCAGAACATACACCGCCGGTGAACGCGCACCATTGCAAAGAACGCATGGCGATATGCGGTTGACGCATGGCGCGGCGCGGGGCATGATTTGGGCCATGCAGACCATGCCTGATCGCAATTTGCGATAATCTGCCATGGCGAAGGGCAAGAAAACCGGCGGCGGATCAAGGGCCGGGCGACCAAACCGCTCGACCGCGAACGCCCGCGAGGCCATTGCTGCGTTCGTCGAGCAGCAGACGCCGCGCCTCGGCCACCTGCTCGAGCGCATCGAGGCCGAGGAAGGCCCGCTGGCGGCGTTTCGGTGCATCCAAGACCTGGTCGAGTACCACGTGCCGAAGCTCGCGCGCACCGAGGTGACCGGCCCCGAGGGCGGCCCGCAGGTCATCCGTTATGAGTGGGGCGAGCCGGAATGAGCGAGCCGCGCGTTCAGACCGTGCGGATGCCCTATGCGCCTCGAAAGGCGTTTGTCCCGTTCCACAAGCGCACGCAACGCTGGGCCTGCCTCGTCGCGCATCGCCGCGCCGGCAAGACGGTCGCGGCGGTCAACGATTTGATCCGCGCCGCGATCACCGCGCAGCGGCCCCACGCGCACTACGCTTACGTTGCGCCATATCGCTCGCAGGCCAAAAGCGTCGCCTGGGACTACCTCAAGCGCTTCGCCGCGCCCGCTACCGCCGGCGTCAACGAGGCCGAGCTGCTGCTCACGACGCACACGAACTCGAAGATTCAGCTGTTCGGCGCGGACAACGCCGACGCGATGCGAGGGCTCGGCTTCGACGGCGTCTACCTCGATGAATACGGCGATTTCCGCCCCTCGGTTTGGGGCAACGTCATCCGCCCGACGCTCTCGGACAGAGCTGGCTGGGCCGTGATCGGCGGGACGCCCAAGGGCAGGAACCAGTTCTTTGAGGCCTTCGACGCCGCGCAGCGATCGCCCGATTGGTTCTGCCTTCGCCTGCCGGCCAGCGCCTCGGGCATCCTGCCGCCGACCGAGCTTCACGCCCTCCGCGCGCAGTTGACGCAGGACCAGTACGACCAGGAATACGAGTGCAGCTTCGAGGCCGCGATCCTCGGGGCGTTCTTTGGCGTCGAGATGCGCGAGGCCTCAGACGCGGGCCGCATCGGGCGCGTCCCGCACGATCCCGACCGCCCCGTGTTCACGGCGTGGGACATCGGCTACCGCGACGATACGGCGATCTGGTTCTACCAAGTCGCTGGCGGCGAGATCCACGTGCTGGACTACCACGCCAGCAGCGGCTCGACCGTCGCGGATCTAGCCGAGATCGTCGCAGGCAAGCCCTACCGCTACGCCCGCCATCACCTCCCGCACGACGCGCGGGCGAAGACGCTGGCCTCGGGCGGGCGCAGCGTGGTCGAGCAGCTCGCGACGCTGCTCGGCGGCATCGGCAAGTTCCAGATCGTCGCCGACCTCGGCGTGCAGGACGGCATCCAAGCCGCGCGCCTCGTCCTGCCGCGCTGCTGGTTCGACGCCGACATCTGCCGCGAGGGTATCGAGGCCCTGCGCCAGTACCAGCGCGAGTACGACGAGGACAAGCGCGCTTTCCGCGCGACGCCTAGGCATGATTGGACCTCGCATCCTGCCGACGCTTTTCGTATGCTGGCGGTCGCGTGGCGCGAGGAAGCGCCCGTCGAGCCGCCTCGGGCCGACCGCCCGTTGCTCGTCGGCGCCGCAAACGCAGCCACGCTGAACGACATGTGGGCCGCGCATGAGACGCGCAGCAGGAGCGCCAGGATATGAGCGAGTCGAGCGAGTACCACGCCGCGATGGGCGAGTTCGCAGGCCATATGCTCTGCACCGCCATCGCCGCGCACTTCATGCACTGGTCCACCTCGAGCTACGCCGCGCACAAGGCGGTGGGCGAGTACTACGAGGCGATCCCCGGCCTCGTGGATACCGTCGTCGAGGCCTATCAGGGCTGCTACGGGCTGGTCGGCAAGTTCGTCGCGCGCATGGACAGCCCGCGCGGCAAGGGCGGCGACGCGATGGTCTCGTACTTTGAGGACCAGAAGGCCTACGTCGAGAAGGCGCGCAAGAAGCTGCCCGACCGCAGCGAGCTCCAAAACGACATCGACGCCATTGCGTCGCTGATCGACGCGACGATCTACAAGCTCCGATTCCTTTCCTGAGGAGGCCCAGATGGCCGGCGTCAGCTACCCCTACCGCTACCAGTACGAGACCGTCGCGGTCTCGCAGTCGAACCAGGTTCTCGGCGGCACGGGCGCGGCGGGCGACTACCTGCACCGCCTCGTCGTCGCCGTCGCGACCGCCGCGACCTCGACGGTCTCGGTGATCGACGGTTCGACCACGATCCTGTCGATCCCGGCCAACACGCCAATCGGCGTCTACGACGTGGACATCGAGGTGGCGGCGGTGACCGGCCCGTGGAAGATCACGACCGGCGCGGGCGTCACCGTCGTCGCGGTCGGCATCTTCTCGGCGTGATGCCATGAACAAGCCCGGCCTCTACGCCAACATCCTTGCCAAGCAGGAGCGGATCAAGGCCGGCTCCGGCGAGAGGATGAAGCGCCCCGGCGAGAAGGGCAGGCCGAGCGAGGCCGACTTCAAGCAGGCCGCGAAGACCGCGAAACCGGAGAACAAGCGATGAGCAGCCCGGCTTGGCAGCGCAAGGAAGGCCAGAACCCCAAAGGCGGGCTCAACGCCAAGGGCCGCGCGTCCTACAAGGCCGAAACCGGCGGCACGCTCAAGGCTCCCGTGAAGTCCGGCGACAACCCGCGCCGCGCCAGCTTCCTCGCGCGCATGGGCAACATGCCCGGGCCGATGGAGAAGAACGGCAAGCCGACCCGCCTCGCCCTGGCCCTGCGCGCGTGGGGCGCGTCGAGCAAGGAAGACGCCAAGTCCAAGGCCCGCGCCATCAGCGCGCGCAACAAGGAGTGATGCCGATGGCAATGAGCCGCGAAGAGCAGGACGCATTCGACCGCCGCATGGCGGGCATCATGGACCCGATGCTGCGCCCCGAAGGCACCGCCGGAGGCCCGGTGCGGTCCTACTCGCTCGACGACATCCGTCGGTTCCTAGGCATGGGTGGCCGCCCGGCGATGTCGACCGCTGAGGTCGCGGACGCCGCGCAGATGTACGAGCGACTGCCCAACCCCGCGCTGCCTCCGACGCCGCCCGGCGGCTACGACGCGCCGTCGCCGTCGATCCCGTACATGCCCTCAACCGACCCGCGCGGCGCTGCGGCCCCGATCCCGCCGCCGCCGCGTCCCGCTGCGCCCGCAAGGCCGCGAGCGCCGCGCGGAGCCCCCGGCGCCATGCCAGCAAACGTCGAAGCGATGCCGATGGCCGGCGTCGTGCCGCCTGCGACGCCCGGCGCCATGACTGTGAGCGTCGAGCCCATGCTGCCGCCGGTACCTCCTGTGCCACTCACCAATCCCAGCCGGCCAGACCCTCAGATGCTCGCCCGCATGCTCATGCGCGCTGGTCGTCCGCCCATCGGAAACGAAGCGGAGCCACTGCCCCCTGGCTCGGAAATGCAGCTCGGCCCGGCCCCGCTTGGCGGCATGCCGGTCGAGGCGCAGGCGGACCAGACGATGCGAAGCGTCTCGCGCGTCAATCCGCAGTCGTTCGGGCAGCGGTTTCGCGGCGTCATGGCGCGCTGATGATCACCATCGCCACCGTCCTGCGCTCCGGCGGCGAGTACGAGCCCCGGCATGTCGTCGCGCTCCGCGACATGTGCCGGCGATTCGCGCCGATGCACCGCTTCATCTGCCTGACGGACAAGCCCAACGCGCTGCCGCTGGAGACGATCGAGCTTCTCCACGACTGGCCGGGCTGGTGGTCGAAGATGGAGATCTTCCGGCTGCGCGGGCCGGTGCTGTACCTCGACCTCGACACCGTGATCGTGCGGGACATCTCGCCGGTCATCGAGCTGGCTGGAGACGACGAGTTCGTCATTTTGCGCGACTTCTACCGGGGCCGCATGAACAAGGCCGCGATGCAGTCGAGCATGATGCTCTGGTCGGGCGACATGTCGCGCCTCTACCGCGCCTTTCGCGAGGATCCGCGCTTCTACCTCGGCGGCGACCAGGAGTGGCTCGAGCAGCATCTCGACATCGCACCCGGCTACTGGCAGGACATCTGCCCGCGTTCGATCAGCAGCTTCAAGGCCAGCCCGCGCTCGGCCTCGGAGCGCATCATCATTTTCCACGGCCACCCGCGCCCGTGGGAACAGGACGAGGTCAAGTATGCAGCGGCGTGAAGGCTGGCATGTCCCCGACGCCGATCAGGTCGCGCTGGAGAT